TGTTAGGAACTTTGTAAAAGGTAAGAAAGTATCATCTTTTAATTTGGAGACTAAAAATGACTAAGACTAGTGGAACACAAACAGCGCCTAAAGAACGACACACAAACTTGATGAAATCTGGTGACGTTATGTTGTGTACTCACAGTGCCTCCTTTGCTTACGTGGCTGGTGTAGAGTATACAGTTTACAACAATGACAAGGGTTGGGCTTGTATGAAAGGTAAGGATGGTCTGGAAGATATTTGCAGTATGTTGATCAGTAGTTTTAAGAGGGTTTCAGTATGAGTATGCGTGACCAGATTGCAGAGATTATCAACGTAGGTGAGTTGCTTCTGACATACCAAGAACTAGCAGATGAGATCCTAGCAGCCCTACCCGACATGATTGCGCCGCTGGTTTGGGTTACTACCAAGTACGGCGTATCGGCACCTGATTATTTTATCATGCACATACTGCCAAAGAATGCTCATAGGGTCTATGGAATTGAAGGCGAGTGGGATAGCTCAGCTGAGTTTGATACACTTGAAGCCGCCCAAGCCGCAGCCAACACCCACCACCGCGACGCTATCATGGCAGCATTTACAGGAGAGAAAAAGACATGAGTATGAACCTAGAAGTATACAACAAAATTGCCTTGAGCTTCCTAGAAGAAGGCACAACGCGAGGATAAACATAATGACAGACCGTAAAGACGCGCTAACTAAGTTGCTAAATAAGGTTGAGGTGGGTTGGTATTCCGACGATATAGAGAGTACCGTTCGGGTGATGTTCCCAAATGATATCGGGTTCCGACTGACGCCAGAGGCGCTGCGCATTGTAAACGCCTACAACGGCTCACTAGACGCAGCCAAGGAACTACATGAGGCAGCGTTACCAGATTGGCGCATTACCCATGCTTTTGGCCTAGTCTCTGGCGAGGTGGCAAAGTTCAACCTAACTCACAACGACAAACCTTCAACATATGTTAGAGCGGAATCAACCAACCCAGCCCGCGCATGGCTAATCGCAATCCTCAAGGCCCTCATAGCGGGCGAGAACGTCAACGTTAATGACAAGGGAAAAATGACATGAGTATGAACCTAGAAGTATACAACAAAATTGCCTTGAGCTTCCTAGAAGAAGGCACAACAGATGAACACTTGTTCGTTGGATTTGCTAGTGAAGCTGGGGAGGTTATGAAAGAACGCATGTTGGAAGTCCGTAAAGGTGAAAATTGTACTGTACCTATTGTGCAAGAACTTAGTGACGTACTCTGGTATATTACAGTAATTGCTCACAAGAGGGGCTACACTTTGTCAGAGCTTATGACTTACAACATAAACAAGCTTAGTGATCGTGAGCTTAACCCTAAATAAGGAACAAACTATGGTACCTATGAGTGAAGGAATCAAAAAGTGGATTGACACAGCGTCTTATGAAGATCTATTATGGCAGTGGCGATTTGCAGATCTTGGTAACGATCTTTTTAACAGTGAACATGAAAGCTCAGATTACTTTGTAAAGATTATGAAAGAAAAGCGTTTTTCAGATGGAGCGCATGCCACTGCATCCAAGGCTGTTGGATGGTAACTACAAGTAAACTAAGGACGAAAAATACTGCCGACTAATGACCAAGACTTAACAGGAGACCAACTATAAATGATTGCATTAATTGATGGAGACCCACTAATTTATCAAGCTTACTGGCATGTTAAACGAACTTATGAGACATACCTGAAAAAGCTTAAAAAGCGTTTCACTGATGGTGAGATTGATGAGGAACACTATAATGGCCAGCTAGTTTTGGCTGAAAAGTCCTTTGCTAAAAATGGTTTTGCTAAAGCTAAAATTAACATGGATATGTTGCTAGAAAACATTCTGAATGAGTTGTTTGTTGATGAGTATGCTATTGCTGTTGGTGGTGTCGGTAACTACCGACTTGATATTCACCCTGAGTATAAGGCTTCTAAAACACGGGCAGCTGTCCGAAGTAGTAAACCTGTATGGTTTGATGATCTAAAGGACTACCTTGCAGCCAAAGAGGAGTCTATTTCAACAGATGGTTATGAGGCAGATGACCTGCTACGTATCTGGTCTAATGATTGCAAACGTACTGACACTGACTACATCATTTGTTCTATTGACAAAGACCTAGACTGTATCGATGGAAAGCACTACATCAACATTCACCCAACAAAACCTAAGCACCAGTATGAGATTACAGCAGAGTACGCTGAGTGGTTCTATTGGTATCAAGTGCTTATGGGTGATAATGTTGATAACATACCGGGGCTTAAAGGCTGTGGCCCAAAGACCGCTGCTAAAATCCTAGAAGGTGTAGAGCCGTGTGATTATCAAAAGGCTGTCTGTATTGCTTACCACAACAAGTATGATGACCCTAAAGGTGATCAGTATGGCTACGAAAACATGTTATTCAATGGACGGCTAATTCATATCTGGCGATCCTTTGATGATCACTTTAAGATCACAAGGGAAGCATATGATGAAGCAATCAAGTAACGATGAAATAGGACACTGGACCTTTTATGGTAACTTTCCTAGTTACTTTGACACCCAAAACTACATCGGTTTTATTTATTCGATTGAGAACAAGGCTACTAACCAGTTTTACATCGGTAAGAAACAGATGAAGTATGGCGGTAAAAAGAGGTCACCAAAATACAATAAAGAAATGCCTTGGCGAACCTACACAGGTTCCTCGGTACACTTAAACAAAGCTATCAAAGAGATTGGTAAAGGGGATTTCGAGTTTCTGATTATTGACCTCTACAAAACAAAAGGTGGTTTGTACTACGCAGAAGCCTACACTCAAATGATCCTTGGTGTTATGACTGAAAAGTTACCTTGTGGTGTGTTACCAAGATTTTATAACGCCCAGATTGCTGCTATTAGATTTACTCCAAAAGAAGAACTAACAACTAACACTAAGAAATTTATAAGGAACTTCAAAAGGAGGTACCGTTGAGTAGGATTGTAGGACACGAACCGTGTTCTTTTTGTGGAAGTCAAGATAACCGAGCGATCTATGAGGATGGTGGTTCTTACTGCTTTTCTCCGGGATGCTCTAAACCTTACGGGAAGGGAGAATCTATGGATGAAGACGAAGACCTAGACGCCTTGTTTGCAGACACGGGGCCAAGTAAACCGCAAGCTAGTAAAGTTACTGATCGTACATGGCTGGTTGATAAGGTAACAAACGAGTTTGTTTCTGCATCTGACCCTAAGCGGCGCATCCCAAAAGAGATTTATGAGTTTTACGGTATTAAGGTTGGGTATGACAGTTCAGGTAACGTGAACGAAAAATACTACCCCTATGATTTTGTTGAGGGGAAACCACAGGGCTACAAGATTAGAGTAATGCCAAAAGACTTTAATTCAAAGGGCTCTATAGGTAAGGTGTCAACCCTTTTTGGTTTAGACAAATTTACTGGTGGCCTAAAGCTTGTCATTACAGAAGGTGAAGAAGACACCTGTGCAGTTCAAGCAGCTTGCTTTGCTAAGTACAAACGCTTTTATCCGGTTATATCCCTACGCTCTGCAACAGGGCTAAAAGACTTAATTGAAGCTCGCGAAGAGATCCGTAAGTACGGAGAGGTAATCCTCTGGATGGACAATGACAAGGCTGGTAACATTGCTATGCCAGAAGCCGCTAAGATCATTGGCTTTGACAAGGTTAAGATTGTAAAGAGTACAGAGAAAGACGCGTCTGACCTTTGGGTTAAAGATAAAAAGTCTGTAATGGAAGCAGTTTGGAACGCCGCAGATTATACTCCTGCAGGTATCTTAACTAAGGAAGGACTTTGGGATCAGTTAGAAGACTACAACAAAATTGAGTCTGTCCCTTACCCTCCCTTTATGTCTGGCCTTAACGAAAAGCTTAAGGGGATGCGCTTTGGCGAAATTACCCTTTGGACTTCTGGTACTGGATCTGGCAAGTCAACACTCCTGCGAGAGATTGTTTTACACATTCTTGATACCACAGAAGACAAGGTTGGTATAGTGAGCCTTGAAGAGTCACCAGCGGAAATAGCCAGAAAGCTATCTGGTATGTCAATATTTAAAAACCCTGCTAAAGAAGAACTTACCGACGAAGATCTAAAAACCGGATTTGATAAAGTATTTGGTAGTGATAGGGTTATGGTACTCGACCATCATGGTACTGCTGCAAACAGTTCTGTTGTTGACCACTTAGAATTTATGGCCCTGAGAGGTGTCAAGTACCTTTTCCTAGACCACATTACTCTGTTAGTTGCAGAGGGTTCAGAGGGTCTTACAGGGAATGAAGCCACAGACAAGGTTATGGGTGACCTACTTCGAGTTGTTAAAAAACACAATATCTGGCTAGGTCTAATCTCACAACTTCGTAAAACACCTGATAGTAAGGGTAAGTCTTTTGAGGAAGGAAAAATGCCAAGTTTGGATGACATCCGTGGATCTGGTTCTATTAAACAGATTAGTATGGATGTTGTTGCTTTTGCAAGAGACGTAGGTGCAGCAACCGAAGCGAATAGAAACACTATCGATACTAAGGTCCTAAAGTGTCGATACACAGGTCTAACTGGCCCTTCTGGAAGCCTAAGTTACGATTATGATACAGGCCGAATGGACTCGGTAGGTGATAAGCATAAAAATGATTTTGATGAAGATGAAAAGGTAGATTTTTAAATGAATAACGAGAAATTTCTAATTGCAATGACGACTTCAATTCTTTCTAAGATTGTTATGGGACTCCCTCTTTCAAACTACGACAAGAATTTCATGGCTGGTATCAAGGAAGGTTTTGAGTCTATGGAAGAAAAAGAACAGAAAAGCCTAGTGATGTTTTCGGACATCCACCAAGCAGAACTTGAAAAGAAAAAAGGGCGGATTAACTGATGGAATATACTGAACTCACACCTGAGGAAATGCGCCTCTGGAACTATGCAAATAACCTGCTGTATGCCAACTTTAAGGCAGACAATGAAGCGGGTGTTACTCGCTTTCTGAATGAGCCGACAATCAAGGCCAAGTTCAATGATGATCAGCGAACTACCCTAATGCAATTCTGGTTGCTAATTACAGGTCTTGATGATGAGGCTTATGCTGGCGAAACAGGGCCAGAAAAATTTGACGCGGCTGAAGACTATGAAGACTACGAGGATGACGAAGAAGATCAAAATTCCCACGACTCCATAAAAGCACTTTAAAAATAATAAAAACAAGGAACCACAAATAATATGGATAGCTATCAGAAATTTATTCACTTAAGCCGCTACTCTCGATTTTTAGACACGGAAGGTCGTCGAGAGACTTGGCCCGAAACAGTTAGCCGTGTTATGGGCTTCTGGCGAAAACAAATCGGCAACAACGTTCTAACAGATACAGAATTCCAGCAAATGGAAGACGCTATCTATAACCTCAAAGTAATGCCCTCAATGCGTTCTATGTGGTCTGCAGGGGATGCCCTTGCTTTGAACCACTTCCGAGGTTACAACTGTGCCTTTGCTGCTGTAGATCACATTCGAGTATTCGATGAGATTCTCTTTATTCTTATGTCAGGAACAGGATTTGGCTTTTCTATTGAGTCAAAGTACGTAAGCAAACTACCGATCATTAACGACAACTTTGTCAAGACTGATCGTATTATCACTATCGGTGATTCCGCTGAAGGCTGGTCTAAAGCACTTCGTAAGCTAATTGCTGATCTATATTTAGGAAACGAACATGAATGGGATTACTCTGAAATTAGGCCCGAAGGCGCTCGACTTAAGACTATGGGTGGAAGAGCTTCTGGTCCGAAACCACTTATGGATCTTTTTGCTTACGTAACTTCTGTATTTAAAGGTGCTGCTGGTCGTAAACTTACCACACAAGAAGTCCATGATATTGTATGTAAAGAAGCTGAGATTGTGGTTGTTGGTGGTGTGCGCCGCTCTGCTCTGATTTCTTTGTCTGACTTGGGCGATGTAATTGTCCGTGACTGTAAGAGTGTTTTCAAAGTAGATGAGTATGTTCTTGTCAACGAAACTAATACACACTGGGAATACGCTCTCACAATGAAGAAGAACCAGCCTACAAAGCCGACTTACATGGTTAGCTTTGAAAAGGGTACTTGGGAAGAGTCAGCTAAATTTGATCTTGAAAACAACAAAACAATTTACTGGAACTTCCTAGAAAAACAACGGGCTTTGTCTAACAACTCTGCTGTTTACGAGTCTAAGCCTTCTATGGCGGTGTTCATGGACGAGTGGGTTGCATTGATGAAGTCAGGGTCCGGCGAACGTGGTATCTTTAACCGTGCTGGTGCTAAGGCCTTTACCCCAACACGCCGAGATAGCACTGCTCTTGTTGGTACAAACCCTTGCGCTGAAATTCAACTACGCAATGGACAACTATGTAACCTTACTGAAGTTGTTGGTCGTGCTGGTGACTCTGTAGAGGATCTTAAAGCAAAAGTCCGTATTGCAGCTATCATCGGAACTCTCCAGTCTTCCTTGACTGACTTCAAATATGTGCGTAAAATTTGGATTAAGAACTGTGAAGAAGAGCGCCTTCTCGGTGTTTCCTTGACTGGTATTCAAGACTGTGAACTGCTACAAAACCCTACAGCGGAACTTCTAAAAGAACTTAAGCAGGTTGCTGTAGACACAAACATTGAGTTTGCTAAGCGTTTAGGTATTAACCCTTCAACAGCAGTAACCACTGTAAAACCTTCTGGCACAGTATCTCAACTGGTTGACTCTGCTTCAGGTATTCATGGTCGTTTTGCTAAGTTCTACATTCGGTCTGTACGTCAGGCTAATAGTGATCCTCTTACTCAGATGCTGAAGGATCAAGGTGTTCCAAACGAGCCGGACACTATGAACCCTGAAATGACAACTGTGTTCTACTTCCCGATTAAGGCCCCAAAGGATGCGGTCTTTGCAGATGAGCAGGGTGCAATCCAACAGCTTGAAAACTGGAAGATGTACCAAGAACACTGGTCAGAACACTCTGTCTCGGTCACTGTCTACGTCAAGGAGCACGAGTGGTTGACTGTGGGTGACTGGGTCTACCAAAACTTTGACTACATCACTGGTGTGTCATTCTTGCCATACTCTGAGCATACCTATCAGCAAGCCCCTTATACTGCTTGTAATGAAGGAGAATACTTGGTAGCTAAAGAACTTATGCCTGATGTTGACTTCTCTCAGCTTGTTAACTATGAGTCTGAGGATAACACTGAAGGTGCTGCTACTTTGGCTTGCGGCGGCGGCGGCTGTGACATCTAATGCTGGAAAAAGCAGTAAGAGATAACTACTACCTCGCTCTAAAGGCTGTTCTAAAGGCCAATGACAAAATAAATAACAAAACAGAAAACAAGGAAGAAATCACATGGAAAACCAAGATCAAAACATTGACTCTGTCGCTCTTGAAGCTGTAGAGGGCAACCCTGCCTTGGAAGCTGTCATTGACGAAAACGGCCAAACTGTTGTCCTGTCTGTAAAAGATAAACAGCTTCAGATGTTCTCTAAGAATGTCACTTTGGAGGAAGTCATTATTATGCTTACAGTATCTCTGGAAACTGCTAAGAGCCAAATGGCTGATGAAGATGACGTAGAAGACGCAGAGGAAGTTTAATGTACCTAGTACTTGGACGTGAGAACTGTCCCTTTTGCGATCTTGCTGTTAGTCGCCTTAGGGTAGATGGTAGGGAGTTCAAATACATTGGTGTTACAGATAGTGGCAACCTTAGACTTAGAGACTTGCTGACTAAAGACCTTGATTTGAACCAAGTTCCTCAGATCTTTGAGCTTGTTGGGGGTTATGATGAACTCGTACAAAAACTCTGGGATGAAGAAATTGAGGGGCAACTATGACAACTGATACAACACCTAAAAAGAAAGGGCGAGGTCGGCCACGTAAGGTTGTCCTCGTCCCTAAAAAGGATCGCGACAAAAAGCCTGAGCCAGAACTCTTTGGCCCAGTACAAGCGGCTAACCTGTTTATCAGTAATCTGGGTGATACAGATGTTGTTTGTGTATTCGGTATTGATCCTTTTACAGAGGAGTTAATTGAGCAGCTTTGGGTAAACCCTCATATTTCTAAGATTGTTTGCTCAGACACTTCACCTGAGAAGATCACTGGTATCAACCGCCGAATTTCTGGTCGTAGCTTCTCTATGCACCGTTGGCTAGTTTCTTCTGTACCGGATTTCCTTCAAATGCCAAGGTCACTAGTTTGCGCTGTGGCTAAGAAAGATAAAGAAACTGTTGAATCACTAGGTAATCCCACCGTAGACTTCGTAATACTGGAAGAATTGAATGTCGATTGAAGAAGAACAATTTGAGACCTTTATCCCTTACAACCAGAATAGTGACTATTTCTTTGTTGTTTTTAAAGAGTACTTGAGAGACACTGAGACAAACCAGCTAGACACTATGGTTGTCACTTATGGTAATGTTGAGTTTGAGCTTTACTGGGATGAGTACGACTGTTACTACAGAGGTTCTATTGTAGATTACAACACTGGTAAAACAATCCAAGGGTACATGGTATGACTCTATTTTCTGTACTAAGCATTTTAATTTTGTTGTGCTGCTTGGTTTACCTTCTAAAACTTGAGAAAGAACGAAGAGAAAGCAGTAAGAGAATGGAAATTGCAAGGGCTAAGTTTGCAGAGGCCTTGAGAAAGTACTCTGAAGAAATGGAAGTATTGATCGAGAAATTTCGTAAAAGCAGGAGTAACTACAAATGAACCTACCGATGGAATACCCACTACCAATGAAAACCAAGTACGTTGATGAGGAAACCACTGCCACAAACCGCTGGATGATCTTTGGGGAGTATGGTGACCTTGCCGACAGCGTGGATATCAGTGATGGTACCCAAGACATTATCACCCATATCCCTCGGTGGAGAGCAGAGACTATCATTGAGGCAAGAAATGTCTTTGTTAACATACTAATAGAGCTTGGGCAGACCTCTACATAAAATACTGCCGACTAATGACTAATCAATTTATAAATATGAAAAGAGAAATAACATGACAACTAAAAACAACACAACTACACAGTCCACCGGCGGCGTTGGCTTCTTCGGTATCCTTGCTGTACTGTTCATCGGTCTTAAACTGGGCGGCGTAATTGCTTGGTCTTGGTGGTGGGTTCTGGCTCCTCTGTGGCTCCCTATCTCAATCTTCCTCGGTATCCTCCTTGTTGGTCTTATTGTGACTGGCGTTGTAATGGGTGTTGCCTCACTCTTTACTAAGAAACTGTAAGAATGAAACTGCCACACGTAGCTCAAGAACAAAGAGCACTTCACTGATAAAGGAGGGTTACAGGTTAAATCCTGTCGTGTGGCTAATAATAACGAGAAAATAAGTGCATCTATAATAGAGAAATCTAAACAAAGGAAAGCTTATGACTTACGAAGAGAAGGTGACACCATGATTACTACTTATATCAACGTTTTCGGTGGACCCGGAATTGGAAAATCAACAACCGCTGCTGATATCTTTGTGAAAATGAAGAAGAAGGGTTTTGACGTTGAACTTGTAACCGAAGTTGCCAAGGATTTTGTTTGGGAGAAGCGTTCAGCAACTCTTCAAATTCAACCTTATGTAACCTTTAAACAGTACCGGAACCTAATCCGTCTCAAAGGTCAGGTTCAGTATGTAATCACAGATGCCCCTGTACTACTTGGCGCTGTCTACTGTGAGTTGTATGGTGGCGCGGGTTGGATGCGCAATGCAGTATTTGAGTCACACCTTGAACTTTCACCCTGCATTAATATCCTTTTGGAGAGGACCTTTGACTATCAACAGAATGGGAGAATTCAATCCTCTGAAGAGGCTTTAGGTGTTGATGAAATGATCAGTAAACTTTTTAGTAACATTGAGCCTTACCAGTCTGTTTCAAAAGAAGAAGCTTATGAATTTATGGGATTGGCAAATGATTGATGATAACAACATAGACAACGCTCCGGTCCTTTACATTGTTCGTGGCTGGCCCGGATCAGGAAAAACTACTTTTGTAAAGAATAGCAAGCTTGAATGCCTACATCTTGAGGCTGACATGCTTTGCGTCAAGACCGCTGCTTACCAATGGAAAGGCGAGAACGTCAAAGAAAACCACAAAACTTGTTTTGAGATTGCTAAGTTAGTTTTCTCTCGTGGTGCTGACCTGTGTATCTCTAACACCTTTACTCAAAAATGGGAGTTTGCCCACTATGTTCACTTGGCTAAATCCCTTGGCTACTATGTAGAAGTTTACCGTATGGATGATGAATTTGAAAACACACACTCTGTACCAGAAGAAATTGTCCAGAAAATGAAAGCTCGTTTTGAAGATTATGAAGGAGAAATTATTGTTAAATTTTAGAAATGATATCTGGTTTATTTCAGATACACACTTTCAACACAACAAGATTTTGGAATATTCCTCTTCTCGAAAGGCTGCTTTCAATAGCACAAAGCAGATGGACGAGATAATGATTGAAAACTGGAACAGTCTAATCAAACCAGAGGATAAGGTATATCACCTTGGCGATGTTACCTTTGGTAGCCGTAAGAGTTATGCTGAAGACATCCACCCACGGTTGAATGGCAAAAAGCGCCTTATTGTGGGTAACCACGATGACATCCGGTTCTTTGAGACACACCGTTTGTTCCAGAAGATTATGCTGTGGCGTGTATTCAAAGACCCCGCATACCCTTTTATCTTCTCTCACGTACCTGTTTTTAGAAGGGAAATTGTTGAGAGAACCGGACAAGAAAATGGGATTAACGTTCATGGCCACCTACACGATGAGGCTTCTCCTACTACAGACCACTTCTGTGTATGTGTTGAGCATACTAATTTCAGACCAATGCACATTGAAGAAATCAAACAAAGGACAAATGTATAATGACACAATATCACGCAATTCAGAATAAGCAAACAGGTGCCTTGTTTGTAGGTCGCCGAGGTACTAGCGTGTTTAACACTAAGTCCGCTGCCACAAACTCCTTTAACTACAATGCTCGATGGAGCAGGGAAACAAATGTAAAACTCAATGTTAACCCTTTCTGGGAGAGTATTGTTGTTAAACTGGTAGTTGTAGAGGATACCTTGTAATGGACAAAGCAGAAGTTACTTTAATGTCAGACGGTTGGAGAGTAGAAGTTAACAACAAATTTTATAGCTGGAATCACAACGAGCCCGACTTAGGGATCTTTGCACTAAAAGATATGCTAACTGAGTTGGGATTTGAAACAAATATTATTGAGGAGTATTGATGATGACAAGAGTACTATTTTCACGGGGATTTGGTGCAGGTATCGGCCCTGACTGGAACGACGCCCCTAGATGTGATGACCCTGTATTAGTGACGCTGTATAACCGAGGTGCCACTAAAGAAGAAGTAGAGGAAGCCTTCCCAGAAGCGTATTGGGGCGGCTGGGGTAACGTAACACACATTGATGTGCCTGAGGGTAGCTGGTGGCGCATTGAAGAATACGATGGCTCTGAACATGTAGAAGTTATTGATCACTTAGAAAAATCCTCTTACACACAAGCATAATTAGCAAGGAATTTACAATGAAATATATTAGTTTTATGTCTCTGGTAAGAGCAAACAAATCAGAAGTCCGAGGTATTGAGGCAGGCACCTGCTATGTCTTCCCAAAACTGGATGGGACAAACGCCTCTATTTTCTGGGATGAAGAAAACCAGACACTTGGTGCGGGTTCTCGTCGTCGGAAGCTTTCAGAAGGTTCTGATAACGCGGGCTTCTTTAACCACATGAAGGTACACCCAACAGCCAAAGAGCTAGTCATGAGCTTCCCTACTTGGAACATCTATGGTGAATGGTTAGTACCACACTCTCTGAAAACCTATCGCGAAGATTCTTGGCGTCAGTTCTATATCTTTGACGTGTGGGATCAAGACAAAAACCGCTACCTTACTTACGAGGAATACAAACCAGCTTTACAGGAAATACTTGAGTCTGTTTGGTGCGATGACATTTGTATCATTCCACCTATGGCTATCATTACAAACGGTAACTACACTCGATTTGAACGTTGTGCCGAAGAAAACACTTACCAAATTGAAGACGGTAAGGGCTGTGGTGAGGGTGTTGTTATCAAGAACTACGAGTTTGTAAACCAGTTCGGTACTACACCCTTTGCTAAACTTGTCACTAACTTGTTTAAAGAAGCAAACGCTGAAGCCTTCGGTCCAAAAGAAATCAAGGACGAAATGCTTGAGCAGTTGATTGCTGAGAAGTACACAACAGCAGGCCGTGTAGAAAAGATCAAGCTTAAGATCGAGGATGAGGTAGGCCCTTGGCATAGTAAGCTGATACCCCGCCTTATTAACACAACTTTCCATGATATCATTACAGAAGAAATGTGGGAGATCCTGAAAGACAACAAGAAGCCGACTATCGACTTTGGTTTGCTTCATCGCTATGTGATCATAAGTATTAAAACTGTCCAACCGGATTTGTTTTAATACAAATTTTTTTAACTTTTACGGAGTAATTACTATGGAAGATCATAAATTTAAGGTAGGCGACAAGGTTATCTTGACAGGGAACTCTTGGGATAGTATCAACAGTGTAGGTGATGTAGGCTTTATTACTAAAGTTAATAGTATCTCTGCTAGTGTTTCAAAAACGAATAACTTGTTTGAGGGAAGCAACTGGCACCTCTGCAGAGAGATTAAGATATACGTTGAAGAAAAATACTTTACACTTGACGAACTAAAACTTAATGACGGAGACGTTGTTGAGCACTCGATTGGTTTTAAATACACAAAGGATGATAAGGGTTTTAGATCAAACGAGTCTGAAATTTATCTTAGTAAGGAATACTACAAAAATGGGCTAAGTTCCCATATAAAAGGCTTCAAAGTAATTTCAAGAGCAACTGTAGAAAAGGAAGAAAAGACAATGACAAGCAAGTTTGTAGAGACAGTAACAGTAACTAGTAGCTCTGTAAAGGAGTCTATTGATTCTCGAACAGCGGGTAATGCCCTTATCAGTATTAAGCCTAACAGCACGGGTAGCCGTATTGAGTTGGTAATTGGAGCAGAATTTGAAAAACGTCGTTGCCCCTTTTTTACGAAGGATAATTTGGGTAAACTCATTGAGGACTTGAAAGCAGTACACTCGGTAATGGTTTAACCTAAAACCAGAAAGGATCTAAGTAATGCAGCACAACATTGTAATATTTTCGATTGACAACGGCGAAAACCCCAACACGGCTTTGCTATTTGAATCAAGTTTTAACAACCACCCACGGCGATCTAGCGGCCTGATCCATACTGTTGGCTGCTTTGAAGGAACACTAGAAAAGTCCTACCTCTGTAACCGCAAAGACTTTGACGAAATTGTTGTAGACTGGGGCTGGGTGAACAATAAAAAGTGTGTCTTGGGAGTAACTTCCTGCAACAAAGCCTATGCTCAACTTGAGTATATTAATGGGTGCTTTGATCAAAGCGGAGACATTGAGCAGGCTGGCTGTATGCACTCTGTAACCAAAGAGGAAGCCTTAAGCTCTTCTGCTTACACCTACCGACCTGACCTAGATCTTTATTGGATTGCAAAGACAGGAAACCCGGATAACTCTTTTCGGGACAGTAAGGTTCGTGCTGATGCGGGCTACTACAGTTAGATAAATAACTAAACACACAACTTACAAACACACAAAGAAAGATATAAATAACATGACAAACTGCATCAAAAACTTCCTGATTTCCTGTGGCATCCTTTCCCCAAAATCAACTGCTTCTGTTCTTGCTTCCTTTCAGCAAGCTGTAGATGACCTTTATGAGGTGTCTTCCGCTGCAGAGGCTCGCTCTAACATTATCAAGACACAGGTTTCAAACTTGGAACTTGAAGCTGAGTCTCTTTCCAAAGAAGTTGATCACTCAAATAACGTTCGCGGTCGCCTTCTCGAATTGCTTTCTTAATGAATACAGGAATTAAAAACGGTAAGCTTGTAATTGACATGGCTGAAGCAGACGAACTCTGGAATTCTATGTCAAAAGACCAGCAGTTCGATGCAATGTGCGCAATGTTTGACCCACTGCTTGCAAAGGCAACCAAAATGAAAAGAGCATTAGAAGCCATTGTTCTATACTCAGCGGATCATGATTATAATGCTTGTCACGATATCTCTAAAAAAGCTCTAGAAGACTAAATATAAAACCCACATGATTGGAAAAACAATGACTGACTTTAACCTAATGTACGCTGCTGACTTCTATAAAGTGTCTCACAAAGCGCAGTACCCTGCTAACGTTACTAAGGTACACTCAGTACTTGTTGCTCGTGGTGCCAACTACAACGATAACATTTCTAAAGAGGAGTTCCAGTGGTTTGGATATTCCCTGTTCATTGATAAGCTTCAGACTTGGGCAGAAGACTTCTTTAACTTAGATGGGCGACAGGTTGATGATGACCTTGTAGTGTACAAGAAGTTCCTTGATACTCGTCTCGGTGGTGACAACGACGTATCTCACTGGAAAGACCTTTGGGTTTTGAATGAGCTACCAATCACTATCTGTGCGGTACCTGAGAAGACTATTGCAGAGTTCCAAACACCCCTACTTACCATTGAGAACACTGACGATCGCTTTGCTTGGTTGCCAGCTTTTATTGAGACAAGTATGCTGTCAAACATCTGGGGCGTAACAACTGCAGCCAACCGTGCTTGGCACATTCGTAAGTCTATCGAAGCAAAAATGGTTGGTTACTCTGAGGAAGAACTTGCTGCTATTGACTTCATGGGCCACGACTTCTCTTACCGTGGCTTAATGGGTGATGAAGCTGCAGCTATGGTTGGTTGTGGTCACCTTGCCAACTTTAAAGGTTCTGACACCATTCCTGCTATCCGTAAGATGGAGCAGGTCTACGGCGAGATTACTGGCTTCTCTGTTCCTGCTACTGAACACTCTGTTATGTGCGCGGGTGGTCAGGCTACCGAAGAAGAAACCTACTCACGGATTCTTGACATCTACCCCTCTGGTATTGTTTCGATTGTATCAGACACTTGGGATTACTTCAAGGTTCTCACTGAGACCCTTCCCTCCATGAAAGATCGTATCATGGCTCGTGAAGGAAAAGTCGTTATTCGTCCTGACTCAGGTGATCCTGTTGAGATTATCTGCGGTGCTGAGATTAAAGATTACTCAGGGTATGATTTTGCAAGTGCTCTTTTAGTTATTAAGGATATTGCCCGCGACAATGCTCTTGATAACACTGACCACGGAGAACACGGAGTAGATAGTGAGATTGTTTTGTTTAGTTGGCACGGTTACTACTTCAAGGCTGAAGTAAACTTTGAATGGAACCGATTTGACAAGCAGTATTACTTTCTTGATGAGGCATCTGTAGTTTCTCACGGGAAGGTCACACTTACAGATGCAGAAATGGGATCACTGCGTATCCTTGATGAAGTCTTTGGCCACACACTTGACTCCGCCGGACTAAAAGTTCTTGACTCACACATTGGCCTGATCTATGGTGATGGTATGAATCAAGAGCGTATTATTACTATGCTTGATACTATGGTTGAACGGGGTTACTCACCACTTAACCTTGTCTTTGGCATCGGTGCCTACACCTACCAGCTTACCACCCGTGATGAGTTGGGTTTTGCCTTTAAAGCTACTGCCGTTGAGATTGATGGTGAGTGGGTAAACATTCAGAAAGACCCTAAGACAGACCAAAGTAAGAAATCTCTTACCGGACGTTTTGTTGGTGGTGATCTTAAAAAGGTATTTTGATATATGGGCAGTATACTAGAAGGTATAGCTTTGGCCTTACAAACATCTAGTTGCTCTTGTAATGGAATTGCTGCAAATCTTGAACATGGCGAGCAGTTTACCTGTTCAAAATGTAGGGCGGTGTGGTATTCTCGTTACAAGGGCTATTCTCCTACACTTACTTGGAAAAAATAAGGAAACATGATATGATGAAGACTTTTAACTACTACAAACGCGGCAAAGGCGAACTCAACACTGAAAACTTCCTTGATTTGGCTGTTCAAGACGCTATCCACGTTCGTCAACTAGATAGTAAAACCTTTGTGTCACTAATGGCACTCCAACTATACAAAAGTCAAAGCTCACGGTGTGCTGCCCGAAAACAGACAGTCTATGTGGAAGGTTATGTAGACCACATGAGAGGTGATAAAGATGAGTTTCCTGTAAGCACTATTTACTCCTACCTCCACTCTTTTAAGATTGTCTGCCTCTCTATTCAGCATGAGAGCACAGGCTATATCAAATCAGATATCCTTACTAAGAAGGAAATCCTTAGTGACCTACCTACCGTAAATACTGACAGCGTTCTTTTTATTGGGGCGGATAGTTCTGTACCTAAGTTCTTCCCTCTGGTTGATGGGTTTGCAACTAAAGTACGAAAGGATGGAAAGGTCACTAGTCTTTCCTTTGACACAGATCTTGACCTAGACGTGTATGATATTGTTATTGTTGATGACCTTCTTGGAGGAGGTGCCACTGTTCAGATGCTTGTTGACATCCTTGAGGATAACGGATTTGGAGGTGATATTTCCCTTTGGGTTCGGTACAACGAGGGTATTCATAAGACATCGTTCTTGCGATCTAGCTTTAATGATTGGTACATTGGCGACGAAGTTTAAGAATCCCTAATAACTAAACAGAATAGGATAAAATAAGATGGAATATATTTTGGTAGCCTTGGCTGGTGCTGTTTTTGTTGCTCTGGCCTTCAAGGAAGATAACGCTTGGAATGAGTGGGAAGATGATAATGACATTTGAGGAATGGTTTGAAAATAACAAAGAAGACATAGTAAGTAATTGTGAAAATCGTATGGACGAGTACGATGCTAGGGACTGGCTTGAAGCTGCCTTTACTACTGGTTGGGATAGCTCAAATCGACACTCAGGGAGGCCTGAAAAATGAAGCAGCAAAAACTTGAAAAGCAGCTTGCTGATATCAAGAAACTTTGTAAGTTATCAGCTAAGTACTGGCCAAGTATGGACTTCCTTGCTGAAAAAATACTAGAAACCTATGAAGATAAAGATAAGGAAACTACATGACTAACCAAGACAGAGTAACAGGCCGTACACATCGTCTGGCACTAAAGGCTTGCTTACTTGCAAGTGAGGGTAAGAGGGTAACCTTTATTTATGGTACTCATAATGAAATGCATGAGATATTCAGACAGCTCAATTATATTAGCAGTCCAGTAAACGCAGTTTGTAGCATTATGCACAACACCGTCAGGTATCCGGGTGGCGGCTTAATTGACTTTGTACCTGCCCACGCTTGTCATAGAGGTAAACGTTATCATATTATTATGATGGATGAGTTGAAAGGACTAACTTGGCCTCAAATTGAGAGTCTTAATAAACAGCTTGGTAATCCACACATCACAACTTAAAGGAGTCTCTAAATGACTGATAAAGTAAAGCTGCACGTAGGCTATGTTGGTATCACCCGCCATGGAAAACGTATGGAGATTAATAGTAAAAACTATGATCCAGAATACCCCTTTAAGTCAGGTCACTACACTTATTGTAGTAATGGAGATTACTGGAGTAGTTTTTCTCATCTATCTAACCTCGACATTATGGGTCCTTGGGTAGAAGCAGTAAAAGAAAATAACTCCAACTACAATGATGGTAGTTGGCATCGCTGGGAGGGTTGGGAGCGCCCTGTTCATAGAAAAACTCAAGTTGCAGTTATCTTAACCAATAACAACCAACCTATCAAAGACCGAGCGGAGGCCTTTAGCT